TACGCTTTGTTTCTTTACTTAACTTAAACGCACTATTTGTTTTCATAATTCAACTCTCTCCAGTTTGTATTCTCAGGCATGATTTCAATTTTATAATCTGCCTTATCAATAAAGTTTTGTAATACGCTGCCACCATAACCATTGGTGCCGTATGATTTTTTATAGCAACGATACACCGATCCTGATTGCCCATGAAAATCATAGTAATCATCCGTTGATTCAACATTAACGATACCACTATTCATCTGCCATGAATCAGAACCAATATATCCACCATACCAACAGGCAAATACCTTGTATAGTGTTTCTTTATCGGTTGTAATCTTTACTACAACCCATCTATCAGGCGTATAATCACTCATTTAAATTTCCAAATATCTTAATTTAAATTCTTTTGCTCTCTGTTCGTAACCATGATAACCACGAGGATTACAAACAACCCTAGTTTCATCAACCAAATAATCAGACACATTATGCATATGTCCATGAGTCCACAATTTAATTTGTGGCCTGTCCATAATAAACTCGGACAAATCAGAATGAAAAGCACCATTCATTAGATAATCATTTTTATATTGAGCACCAATACTAATTGGTGTTGGTGCATGGTGTGTTACTGCTACATAACATTTTGTCTTATCTTGTGTTACAATGTTAATGAAGTCTAACATTTTCTTATGGTCTTCCACAGAATCTTCTACCGACCACCTAGATGGTGATTGATAATGATCCACAGCTTTAACAATTAAAGTGCCATCTTCGTTTTGTTCACTCTCATGGTAAACATTTTTCTTATGTTGAACCATACGATTGCTATTTGTAATTAGGCGAAAGTCATTCATCGCTTTACCACAATGCCACATGGTGAGTGAATCGCCTTTGTTCATATCAGTCCACAATGTACCAGCAACAAAAGTAACACCATTATGTTCCCATGTTTCTTTTTCTAATACATGAATATTAGGTAAGTCAGCTAACTCAGCTTTCAATCTATCATATGTTTTAGCAATATCAAAATCATAATGCTCGTGATTACCCATGATATACACAACATGAGGAAATTGAAACGAGCACCGCTTAAAGAAATCTTTAACCATCATTCTTTCTTTTGGCTTGTTCTTAAATACTTTAGCGGTACAGATATCACCACTTAAAATAAGAACATCAGCATTCTCCTCATTCTTTAGTATGAGGTCTGCAAATTCAAGGTGAATATCGGATGCGAGTGCTATTTTCATAATACTACCATTATAACATTGAATTGTAAAAAGGTGCGGCAATTAACCGCACCCACCACCTACTCGGTTAAGAGTTCTTGTTTGGCAAACTTTAGTTTATTACCAATTTCAATCTTGCGTGGTTTCTTTTCTTCAGGAATAACATTCTCTAAACCAACTTTAAGAATGCCATCTGAAAACTCTGCACCACGAACCTGAACGGTGTCAGCAAGTTTGATTGTTTTGGTGAAAGCACGAGTGCCAATTCCACGATGTAAGTATTCTACCTTACTATCTTCTTCAGCTTTTGTGCCTTTGATTACCAACGAACCATCTTCAACCGTGATATCAATATCATTCTTGTTGAAACCAGCAATTGCTAGCTCAACAACATATTGAGTATCATTTAGTTTAATGATGTTATGTGGTGGAAATTTATCAACAGTCTTTTCAACCCCATCAAATACTTTTTCAATGTGGTTAAAAAAATTATCAAAACCCAAAGTTGTTGGGTATAAAGGTGTTAGTTCAATACGATGAACCATAATTTTCTCCTTTGTTAAGCGAGTTAATAAAATGAATTACCCATTTGGCGTAATTCAGCTGGTTACGGACTCCAGCGATTTCGTATCGTCAAATCCGCTTTAGCACGCTTCGTACCATAAGTCGGTCCTAAGGTGAAGCTCAATAATTCTGGTCTGGTTTTTTACCAATATTATATTTAGTTACCAATTCCCATTCGTGTTTCTCTTTGAATGAAATGATTTTAATTTGGTGAAGAGGTGCAATATTGTCAATCATAATTTGTGGATTAATAATTGTAACTAGACCCCATTCTTCTAACAACTTTGCAATTGCATTTCGTCTTTGAATATCATTTTCAGAAATGTTAGATGGTTTGCCATCAAGAGCAAACAACTCTTTGAAATGCACGATGTAATACTGGCCTTGCTTGTGTAAAATATGGCAAGACTGATAAAGAATCCTTTCTTTTCTGGATGACACACCAATTCGTGTTAGCGTTTCACGAACTTTCAAAAAATCATCCTGCTCGTTGAGAGTTACTTCAACGAACTTGCTTAAATCTACCATGATGTTTATCCACCCGTATCGGTTTTTTCTTTTAATTGTTGGATTTGTTCATCACTAAGTAGGCGTAGAGCTTCACGAGCTTTGGAATCTGATAGTCCATAGACTAACTTCACACATTCTATATCTTCACTTTTCTCAGACTTAACCCACTTTGCGAATGGTCTTTTTTGAGACCTCACAGTATTTAGTAAAAAGTCGTTTTGAAGCCTCTTTCCAAGGTGGTGCCTTTGATTCATCTCATTCGCATAGATTATACAGTCTTTATGGTACGATAAAGAACGGTTGACCATAAATGGTATATAACCTTTCTCTGTAATATCATCAACGATTAATTGTTTCTTGTTTTGAAGAATGGCATTTACATAATCAAATGGGTTACTCATGTTAACATTCTCACTAAGCCGACTGTATCAATAGCAGTAAGTAAGAGGTAATTAGCGACCATACCAAAAGATTTGCGAGTAAAAGCAGCCCACAAATACAAACTACAACCGAGAATCCAAATTGGATATAATATGAGTAGCGGTGGGTGAGGTACGGTGAGAGCCATTGTGATAGAGCAACCAATAGAAATTGCCCATGCCAAGAGTTCAACGATAAAGCGTAAAGGGTGGGATTTCCAATCATCATGTATCCATTTAAAAATGTTATAAACTAAATCATTCATTTGAATTCACACCCAACCATCAACTCTGTCAAGCAAGCAACTGTGTTGATTTCTTGGTCAGCAACAAACGCACCTTTGTATTGATAGTCAGCGAGAATTAAAACAGCCTGAGGAATAGATTGAGGCTTTAGAACCTCATACAGATTATCATATAGTTTACGATAGAATGCTGTAGCATCTATATCATTACTTGCAACCCATTTACGAATTGCACCAAAGTCTTTCTCTTTGATATATTTAATGATATCATTAATCGTTACATCGGAGATTTGAGATAGGATGCCAATGTCAATCTTACCAAGTTGCGAATAGCGTTGCAACTCATTTATCACACGGCGAAAATCTGGAAAGTGTTTCTTGATTAATTCTGCAACTACCTTGTCATCATACTCAACATTTTCACTTTGCAAAACCGACTGAACTCGCTTCATAAACGCAGAGGCCATCTGTGCCTTCTCACCATTCTTTAGTGCAAAGTCAATAACTGCACACCGACTATGGAGAGGTTCAATCAGTTTGTTTTTGTAATTACAAGTAAAGATGAATGAACAGTTACCTGCAAATTCTTCAATGAAGTTTCTTAGAGCAGGTTGAACTGATTCGGCATTACAGTAATCTGCTTCATCAATGATAACAACTTTTCTGCCGCCTGCAAGCGACATAGACGAAGCAAAGTTTTTGATTTTGGTTCTAAAGGTATCAATCAAACGACCTTCATCTGAACCATTGATGACCATCACATCACAACCAATTTCTTCACACATGGCTTTTGCAACAGTAGTTTTACCTACGCCTGCACCACCAGATAAAAGAAGATTGGGTATATTACTTTGATTAACATATTCCTGAAACGGCTTCTTTAACCGCTCAGGAAGAATACAATCATCAATCTTTTTAGGACGATACTTTTCTGTCCATAATAAATGTTCCATTCACACACCTCATAATATAATAATTCATTATAACATAACCCACTCCGAAAAGCAGGTTATGTTAATCACAACAACTTATTCATCCTGCGAATCAATAACTTCCACATCATCAGTATCCAAACCTAACTCATCACGAATTTGTTCCAATTCATCTTTATTCATATTAATGACATTCTTTGCAATATAGTAGGCAATAGATTCATCAGATTTGGAACTCAAACGATAACGAGTTAAATCAGTTTGTTTACGAGGTGGGTTAACATTCATAAAATCATAGAAAGCCTTTTTGATTGTTTCATCATCATAAGATACTGTTGCATCATTAGCATCTAAGAAAGCGGCAACACCACACAACAAGTAACCTGATACTGAAGGATCGGTTTTCCAAACATTCTGTATGATAGAAGAAGCGGTAACCATACTTTGTGTGGTGCGATGGCCAAACTTCCATGCCGTTTCTACTGCTACGAAACCACCAAAAAGCTTATTATTGGGACCAGGATTTAAACCTTCAACATCTAAGTGACAATCTCTCAAGAAATCTAAAAACTGAAGTGCTTCTTTGTCTTGATAGATAATCTTTGAACGAAAAATTTCTTCAGGTTTCATAGTTTCATTATCAGAGTTACGAATCTTAAACATTAATGCTTCGTATCTTTCACATTCTGCTTCAGAACGATTTTTTGGATGTATGTAACGAGAATATGGAACTGCTTCTAATCCAACAAGGGATGCCATAAACGCACGGCGAAATCCATCCCAAATATACATTTTACCATCCGGTCGAATTGCAACATCAATATGACCAGCCGCTTCTTTTTTAAACCCATCATGTATTTTTAATTTATTAATAATTTTACCAAGTCGCATTTTACGTTGGTATTTAATACAAACATAAAGTTTGTCTAGTTCAACTAAATTTGAATGGGTAGAATCGTAAGGTGTTGTTGATGAAAGAACATCAAGTGTTTTCTCTTTTAAATTGTTTATTGACTTAGCAATATTGGTCAATGTGGAGAGTTTATAATCTTGATACTTTAGAGTAGCTAATTCGCCAGTTGCTTCATTCATTTTCATTTTGATTTCCTTAATTTAAGAAAGTTGTTTTTAAAATGGATAACCTGTATCCATATGGTACTACATTATTATATATGCTGGTCTTTATTCAAAACCAGCACACATAATCTTGTTTGCCTTCACATTAACCCTTCGTGAAGGTTGAACCTGTTTCAGTAGAAATCCAGTATTGCAACTCTACTGTTTTATGTTTGAAGTTAGAGATACCCTTTGATGAGATTTGCACATCATAGGCACCACCAAATAACTTAGTGAGATGCTCTGTTTTAAAGATGAAACGAAACTTGTCACCATTACCAGAAGAAACTTCAAGTGCATCGGTGTGTGCCGAACTATCAGACGAATCAAATGCTGTAACTGTAACTTTAGAACCATCCGATTCAACTGCAATTTGTGGTGAACCAAGAACACCAGCAGCTTTCATTATCCAATCAAAATCTTCAGCAGATAAAGAAAACGACACTTCAGGATTAGGCATCGCCAATTGTTTCTCAGGTGGAGTAACAATCATTGTTGGCTCACAAAAGCGATACTTCATTTTACTACGACCTTTGTTACCAACAATCTTCACTTCTTTATCACCGAATTCAAATGTTGGGTTGTCTTTGTGTAACGAAACTACCGATAGAAACTTGTTCAAGTCATAGATACCAAACTCAGTTGGAATATCTTCTTTGATTGTTACTTCAGCAAGAATGTTCTTGCCAGAGGACATGGTCTTTAACACCTTGCCTTTTTTGAAAAGAATACCTTGGTTGATTGCACCAAAGTTCTTCAATACATTGATTGTATCATTTGATAATTGCATAACATACTCCATATTGTAATTGAAACTTCATTATACTACATCTAAAATTATTTGTCAGGCGAATATTCAACATCGTGTTCATAAAGAAACATAAGGCAACACATCGCATGAGCTAAGTGATGCTTACCAGATTCAGGATCATTTGCTTCGCCTTCTTTCCATGCCCACATATGTCTTTGCATGGCATCAAAGTACCTGCGTTTGGAATCTGGCACATATTTCCAATTATCAGGTTCATATTTCTCAGCACCAAATGTAAGAATTTCAACTGTGGCTTTTAGTGCAAGTGGTGGTAGTAAACCATATTGTAGTTTACCACCATCAAACTTGCGACCACCTGTTGTGGCTGTTTGTGATTCTTTTACTGCTTTACTTGTCATAGCTTACCAGTATATTGTGCAACAGCTGGCATATTACCAGTAAACGCATATGTACCAATATGTTGTGTTCTCATCCAAGGACACAAATAAATTTCACCACCAAGCTTACGCCACATTTGACAGAACATATAATCTTCACTTAGATAGCGGTCAGAACCACCACCAGTAATTGAATCTTTGGTATCAATAACTGTATCAAAGAAGGCATGAATGTAACGAGTGCCATCAAAGTTAGCTTGACCAACATGGTCTGGTTTGTAGTGAATCATTGGATAAGCATCTTTCATCTTATCAAATACATGACGCTTAATCATCATATGACCAGTACCGATTTCTAAAACATTTAATGGTTCTGATACTTGAAATGACGATGTGCCTTTTACAACGTTGAATACATATTCGCCAACTAAGTTTTCAAGTTCACGAGGTTCTAAATCTGGATGGTTTCTAGCTGCATGAGCAACATTACCCCAATTAATAGATTTCTTAGGATAGGGACCACCAATAACATCTTTATCTAATGCTAGTAAGGCGATAACATCTTTTGGTGAGAAGTGGATGTCCGAATCAATGAACATCATGTGTGTGTAATCTGAACGCAGAAACTCATCAACTAGGTAGTTACGAGCTCTTGTGATAAGTGATTCATTAAACAGGAAAGAAAACTTAGTTTCAATTCCGTATTGGTTAAATGTAGTTTGTAAATCTAGGCAAGACTTGATGTATAAACCGTGAGCCATGCCACCATACATTGGAGTAGCAATAAACAGTTTGTGTTTTTTTAATTCTTCAATGTTAACTTGAATTTCCATAATGTATCCATAAAATAAAAAAGAGGAGAGATACTAATATATATCTCTCCTCAACTAGTAAACCTAACTTAAATTAGGCAAATGCACGCTCACCTTGTGAACGGAGAGCAGCGATACCAGCAGCAACGATACGCTTCGTTGGTGAACCTAAGCGATAGAAAGATACTTTATCGCCATTGCTATTGATACGGCTGTTCAAATAGATTGTATGACCTTCGTTACGCAATTCATTGATAGTAGCGGAAGGATTTGCTACACCAAATACAGATTGCATTTTCTGTGCGGTCAACGTGTTATAAGAACCTTCTTTTGACAAATATGCCAATACTTTTGCTTTTGCAGACATTGTAAAACTCCATAATTAAAAAAATGAACCACGATTTCAGGACATCCGAGAGGTGGTTCAACTCTCAAGATATGTTAATACTAACATACAAAAAAGAGTAAGTCAAGCGTTTTACGGCAGACTTACTCATCATTGCCTCTAAT